TCGTCTAATGCATCTTCTAAGTCTTCTACACGATCTTCAACGTCTGCATCATCTTCTGCATCGCCCATATCGTCGTCGCCTTCTCCGCCTTCGTCGTCCATGCCTAGGTCTGCCATCATATCGTCTGTTGGATCGCCGCCCATGTCGTCGTCTGCTTCAACTTCAAATGTATCTAAGCTAAAGTTTTCGTCTAGGTCTTCGTCTGACTCATCAACTTCTTCGTCATCTGCTTCGTCTAGGTCTTCGTCTGACTCATCTACTGCTTCGTCATCAGCTTCATCAACTTCAGCTTCATCTTCTAGTAGTGACTCATAGATATCGCGTGATTTCTCAACTACGATCTCGTGGAATAATTCTTCTGCTGCTGCTTTGTCTTCGTTGACAAGTAGCTCTAGCATCTTTTCAAATTTATTTTGATCTGACATTTTATTAACTCCTATAAATGTTTTGTTACGCACAGAAAATAGCTTCTGCACGGGGCTGTCATAATATATTTACTCTTTATACAGAAAAGTAGGTACAAATAGGCTCAAAACGAATCGTTTTGTAAAACTTGGGAAGGATTTAAGGATTTCTTAAATTCTCCTATGGTTATATGCTCTAAATTAGGTATGTTTGAAAACTCTTTTGGGACAAAGGCATCTTCTCCTAACACTCTTATATATCGTTTATGTTCATATTTCTGACAAGTAATCATTGTTTGCCTGGTCCAGTTGCCATGATATGTTGCACGTTCGTGGCTCTTTTTATAATTTTGTGTATCTGCGTATATGTTATTTATTCTATTATCAATGCCTTGGTAATCGAAGCCTAATATATAAATGTCTTGTGTATCGTGTGTACTAGCAAGCCATAGTGCTGTTGGACCGCTGCTCCAACCTTTACTAGGGTTAAAAAAATTAAACCCGTTCATTCCATTAAAAGCTCGGTTAGGATTAGTCCATACACTGTGACTGTGTTGGTAACCTGCTTTATTAATTTCTAGAATCATTTTAGTATCAACTGCAACAAGAAAGTCAGGATCAAATTCTCTAAACAGCGCATTACAGCCGTAAATTATTCCTTTATCTTTTAGTTGAGTGTGATCTATAGATGTTCGACTAGTTCCATTACCTAGTACGAATGCTGTCTTTGTCAATTATTAAACTCCGCTTGCCTCTGCGTTTGCTGCTAGTCCATACATTTGTTTAATGAAGTGTTGTTCTTCACGTTTCTCTTCTGTATGTAGCTCAGATGCTTTGCGGATTCGATTGATTTGGCTAAGAGTCAATCTTGTTTTACGAGTGTCGTCTTTTTTCATGGGCGAATCGTCATAGTCTTCTTCGTAGCGTTTGTCGTCTACAAATTCAACAGTTTCAGGGTCGTGATAAAATAATTCTCTTAGTATCATATTGTATTTATATCGTTTGCTCAGTTCCTGCTGCTGGGGCACCTAGTTCGTCTCCAGTAACAGTTTCAGGACCCGTTGCATCTCCGCCTTCTACTCCATCAGCACCTTCAGGTGCTTCGTCTTCCATTCCACCCAAGTCACCTTGAATGCCTGCTCCGCTAATTCCTGCATCGCGCATTTCTGCACTAGCATCGCCTGGTAATGGCTCTAAGTTCTCTTCATTTTCTTCTCGCCATAAACGTTCGTTCTCAGCAAGTTCCTCATCACTCATACCTAAGAAGCGTTTCATAGCAAAGCGATTTGAAAGATACGGTATTGCACTCATTTGTGTAAATGTTGGAATACGTGCATTATCAATTTCAGCTTGTCTGTAACTTGCAAAGTTCTGCGGTGGTTGGAATTTAAGATCAAACATTGCAGTATCAATGTTTACGCCTTTTTCTAACAAGTAACGTTTAAACTCTGTGTCAAACTCTTCAACAATTAAGTTTTGTAGTCTTTCACAGTAAGTATTAAATCTTAGTTCTTGTATGTAGGCTGTGCCAACTCGTCCATCATTGTACTGAGCACCACTGTCCTCAGCCCCGGTTGGTAGATAGCTGCTAGGGATTCGTAAACCACGTACGAGCTTATTAGTAAAATATCTAAGGTCATCAATTTCTCCAAGGTTAGTACCGCCAGGTAATGTTTCAACTTTTGATCCACGCCCTTCAGCAGTTTGTGGAAAGAAGTAATCTTCGTTGATTGACAAAGGGTTGTATGAACTGTCTATGACATTAGCACCACCCCCTGTTGACGATGGGATTCGTCTCTGGTGTATTTCCGTCTTAACACGCTCCACAAATTGCATAGCAAGGTGTGATGGCATGTTGCCCACATCAACATAGAATACTCTGCGCTCTGGAGCACGTTGTACACGATATATAATAATTGCGTCTTCTAATAATTCTTTTTGCTTGTATACTTTAAAAATAGTTTCAAGTAAGCTATTACCAAACGGATAATTGTTGTCTAATCCTTCTGATAAACTTAAATGTACAACATGTTCTGCATTAACTGTAAATTCTGAATCGTCAGTTGTAAAACGTGATCCGCTCATACTTGCCTGCGGGCCTACCATACCTTTGCCGCCGCCTGCATTACCAGTTTGATAATTTGCGCCACCTGCTGGACTCATGTTGCCATTGTTTTGGAAAGGAGTTGTTGCAATTCCATCTTTAAAATTAAAGTTTACATTCTTAATTACGTACTGTTCTGGTAATTTGCCTTCTGATTCGTTTACAATGATACGTGTTACGTTTGCTGGATCAACATGAAACCATTTTTTAGTTTCTGGATCTCTTAGGAAGAATTGATCTCCCATTTTAAATACATTACGTAATATTCTAAATATCTTTGTTTCAAAATGTTGTAGTTTTGCCCATTGTTGCAAGTATTGGCCAATAATAGTAATTTCACTATTAGTTGCTTTCTTGCCCCTGTAGTCTACAAGGAATGGAGTATTGTTTGATGCGTTCTTTTGTGTGCAAAACTCAGCAAGGATATCAAGGGCAGCATTAACTTCACTGTCTTGATCCATTGTGTTATATTGTCCGTAGCGTTCAACTCTGTTTGGTGAACCTACGTACACATCAGGCAAGTAACTTGAATAGTTAGAACGTGCTGGACCAGCCATATTACCGTTGCCACGGCTAGTAAACGGTGAATAGCTTCCGCCTTGATTATCACCTGTTTTTACTGGTGTAAAATGTTTCTTCCAACTCATTTATTGCTCCTTGTCATCAGCTACTTACTCCGCCTGCTGCAATGTTACCCGATGTTATATTTTTAGTGTTGTTAGCAGTCTTTTCTTCAAAGCCTCTAATTTCTGTTAAAAGTTGTTCTACACGTTGCATAGTAGTATTTAACTGATCACTGCCTCCACCGCTACCAGTGCTGGGCAAGCCGCCACTAGCAGCTGAGGCACTACCTGCGTTCTCTCCTTTAGAGAACGGATTCCAACTATTATCTTTAGTTAGTTCGTCATTCATTTTTGCTAGAACTTTAACTAATTCTTCCATAGCACTAGTATAACTTAAAATTCCGCTGCTGTCAAGTTTTTCTGCAGAAAAAGTGTTTAAAGAGGTTGACATCATGTTAATTGCTTCTGCGTTAGCTTTAACTCCAACTGCACTTATGTCTGCATCACCAAATGCCTTTACAGAATCCCACGGCATTACATCTGTTCCGCCAAAGAAGCTTGATATTGCTCCTAGTACTCCGCCAGTTTTTCCAACTTCTACAGCTGGCATATTTTTCATTGCCAATGCAAACGCTGAAACTGCTCCGGCATTTGCAACTATACCAGGAGTATTAAATACATAGTCACCAAATGATTTCATAGGAGCAAATGGATCTGTTTCGCCGCCTAGTAATCCAATTATAGCATCCTTTGCCGCAGTAAACACACTAACTGCTGGTGATGTTGGAAAATCTTTCATTGCTTCAGCATATGCTACAACTGCTCCGGCATTTGCAACTATACCAGGAGTATTAAATACATAGTCACCAAATGATTTCATAGGAGCAAATGGATCTGTTTCGCCGCCTAGTAATCCAATTATAGCATCCTTTGCCGCA